GTTTCTGGCAAAACTACATTGGCAGACCTTTAGTTTTTAGTATTTACAGTGAAAACAGAATTTACATAGGTCCAATACCAGATCAAAGCTATCAAATTGAAATAGATTGCGTGGTGTTACCTAATGCCATGAGTTTATCTACGGCAACAGTAGCCGATGTTATTAATGATCCTTATTCGGGGGCGGTAAAATTTTATGCTGCTTACTTAGCCAAGTATTATGAACAATCTTTTGGTGAAGCGGAAATTTATAAACAAGAATATACAACGCAAGTCAGATCAATTTTAAATTCAGTTTTCACCAGGCGGATACCATCGGTTTATGGCACAGGATTTTAAATGGCAAGCGCAGAACAGAAAAAATCTTACAAGGTGGTTAAGGAATTTAAGAGTCTTAACACTAAAGCCAACCGTACATCAATTGGAGATGACGAGTTTAGTTGGCTAGAAAATGTTCAGCCTGTAGGTTATGCCAACTTAAAAATCATTCCGACTGTATCTAATGCCATCAACGCAACAGGCAACATTGTTACTTTCAGTAGTACGGTTACTACCTTTGCTTCTGTCAATTTAGGGCAAAACGATTACATTGTTGGTTTTGAAAACAATGGTGGCGCACAATTTTACAATGTTCAGACTTTAGCAACAGGCAATGTAGCGGTTGCGGGTACATTTTCCAATTCTGAGATAAATTACTCACAATACAACAATGATCGGATGTTGATTCTTGACCCGAGCAAAGGTTTGTTTAGTTGGGATGGAAATAATACCGTTTCAATTGGCTCGATTGGCACGATTGCCTTAACAAGTGCGGGTAATGCTTATACTTCGGCACCCACAGTCACTATTTCTGCACCAGATCAAGTGGGAGGCACCCAAGCCAACGCAGTGGCAACTATTTTGAACGGAAATGTCAGCACCATCACTTTATTGACTGGTGGTACAGGCTATACCAATGGTGCAAACGTTGTGGTGACGTTTTCGGGTGGTGGTGGTTCTGGTGCGTCAGCAATTGCGGGTATTACTACCTTTGCCACAGGCACATTGTCTTTTGCGGTGGTCAGCGGTGGTTCGGGTTATACCAATACGGCAAATACGACTATTTCGTTTAGTGGTGGAGGTGGTTCGGGTGCGGTGGCTCAAGCTATTGTGCAAGGCAATGCTATTACCCAAGTGATTATGACCAACAACGGTACAGGCTATACCAACGCAGCCAACATTATTGTGACAATTACGGGAACTGGTGGCAATACGGCAGTCTTACAACCGATTGTATCAAACAATCAAAACGTAGGCGTAGCGACTTTTAGTGGTCGGGTGTGGGTAGCACAAGGAAGAACTGTTTATTACTCAGCAGCGGGTTTTTATAGCGATTTTACGAGTGTTTCTGCGGGTGCGTTGACATTAACCGACTCCACATTGCATGGAAACATTGTGCAACTCTTGGCAGCCAATAATTTCTTGTACATTTTTGGTGATGATTCGATTAACGTGTTCTCGGATGTGAGGGTGGTGACGAGTGGAGTTACTATTTTTACTAACACCAACGTATCGGCATCCGTAGGAACAAAACGACCTTACGCTATTTTTCCTTATTTTAGATCCGTTTTGTTTATGAATGATTACGGGATGTATGCGTTGGTCGGCTCAACCACATCCAAGTTATCTGACAGTTTAGACGGCATGATTCCCAATATTGACTTCAGTAGCCCTATTTATGCTGGTCAAGTGCTTCTGAATAACATTTTGTGTGCAGCATTTAACTTTAGGTACTATGATGCGGTGTTTTCTCAAAGTTATCGGTATATTCAAGCGGTGTTTTTTGAGAAGAAATGGTTTATTACTTCGCAGAACGACAATCTGGTTTACATTACTTCTGTCCCTGTTGCGGGTAAAATCTCGTTGTTTGGCACGGATGGTACGACTTTGTATCGCTTGTATAACGATAACATTAATAATACATCGACAATTGTTCAAACGGCTTTAATGCCAATGGATGACAATATTCGAACAAAACAAGCCTTAAAAATTGGTATTGAAGGCACGAATATTAATTCTTCAGCTATTTTAAATGTCACGGTGGATAGTGAAACTGGCAAAAGTCCAACGATTGTAATGTCGAGCATTATTAATTGGCAAAACAGTAATTTACAGACAATTGGCTGGACAAACGCATCTAGCACTATTATTTCATGGTTGACCAGTGGGTATACGTTATATAAATCTGACGCAAAACAGTATGGAAAATATTTGGGAATGACCATACAATCTAGTAATGAGCCAGGTTTTGTTTATAACGGTTTTGAATTTGAACACGAATTAAGAACGAGGTTTTAAATGGCGGGAGTTCCATATACATTTTCTACGGCATCGCAGTCAATTCCATTAGCGCAATTAGACGCAAACTTTGCCACACCCGTTACACTTGGGCAAACTACTGTTGCTCTCGGTCAAACCGTTACAACCATCACAGGCTTAACTCTTGCTAACGTCAATATTACGAGTGGTAATGTTGTTGCAAACGCATCTGGGAATGTAACTTTTGGTAATACGACTGTTGGTCTTGGCAACTCATCTTCAAGCATTGGTAATTTAACGCTAAATAACACAAACATAACAAGTGGAAACGCTACATTAACTAATGTAACTTCTACTTCAACATTAGATGGAACGGGAAATAGTTCACCAACAACAACTGTTATTAAAGGTAGTGCAAAAGCATGGGTAAATTTTGTTGGTTCTACCGCAGCAATAAATGGCTCATTTAATGTTAGTTCAATTACAAGAACATCTGCTGGTCAATGGACGGTAACAATGACAAATGCCATGACAGATACAAATTACGCAATTTGCACTGGTTTTCTTGAAGTTGGAACAAATAATAATCAAAGAATTAATCAAAGTAGCACGGTAACAAAAACAACGACTGTATTTGGAATTGCTGGTTACGATGGTGTTAGTTATTCTGATTTTCCTAATATTTATGTATCTGTATTTCGTTAATAAAGGAAATAAAATGCCAAATGTAATTATATTTAGTAATTCAAACAACGGAGTTTCTGTTTGCACACCTACGGGTGAGATTTCTATTGAAGAAGTATTGGCAAAAGATTGTCCTGAAGGAGCAATAATTGTCGATGATAGTATTTTGCCACAGGGTTCTGACGCTCAATTTTTTGATGCGTGGGAATTATTAAACTCTGCCGTTACCGTTAATTTTTCTAAGGCTCAATTGCAATATTTAAATAAATACAACGCTAATGCACTTCTGATTGCACAAAAAAGATATATAAACACATTAGCGGGTATTCCAAATACTTTAGAAGATAATGCTTTTATTGAAAAATTAAACAGTGATCGTGACGCTATTTTTAAAGCCGCAACCACTAATGATTTGCTTGCCATTCAATTAATAGAAAGTGCATAAATTAATATGGATATTCAAACAATATTTAATGTGTTAATTTCTGCACTAGGTGTTTTAGCTATGTGGATACTAAACGGTATCAGCAACAAAATTAAAGACTTGGAAAATGATAATAAAGAGATGCCACATTACTACGTTTCTAAAGAAGATTATCGAAGTGATATATCCGACATTAAGCAAATGTTAAATAAGATATTTGATCGACTCGACGCAAAGGTTGATAAATGAACATGGACACGCTCTCCATTGTTAAATTCGGTGACAAAGAGTCACTAGGAGAGTTTTTGTTTGAAAATGGTGTGCAACACCTTTTGTTTTGGGAAACATTGACAGATAGCGGTCAAACTTATGCAAAGTTTCCGATTACGGATGCCAATATTGACAATTTAGATGACTGGTTATTGGCTCATCAAGTAGAACATCAAGCATTATCGACTTATCTGGGTTTAGAAAATCCATTCAATATGTTGGATGTAAATTTCAATTCAGAAAATGATTTTTACGATTGGGTGAGTACGCATTACAACATTCACACGCAGATTGCGAGTACATTAAATTTAACTTGAGGACACAAACATGAGTTCAAACGCATTTACACCTTTTGGCAATACCGTAGCATTTATTGCATCTACTTCAGCACCAACCCCAGTCCAAGCAAGTACAGTTGGTGGAGCGGGTAATCAATATTTAATTCAAAATGCGGGGACTGTCACGGTGTTTTTAGGAGTGGGTTCTACTGCTGCACTCGCCAACGCAGCCGCAGCCACGGTTACTTCAACAGGACCATCCATTCCTTTATTAGCTGGAACAACACAAGTATTTACCTTCAATACGCAGTCGTATTTTACGGGTGTGGCTTCTGCTAACTCTACAGTTTACATTACTTGCGGCGATGGAATTTAAACTATGAGAAAGGGTTTAGGCAGACACAACTATCGAAGTGCGGGTGGTCCAGTACCCTCCCTAGTCCTCGACTTTGCGGGAACAGGCACACTTGATCCAAGAGTGACATTTAGTAGGTCAACGACTGCACCATATTATGATGGTAAGACAAGTGTATTGGCAGAGCAGAATTTGTTGTTGCAATCTAATACATTTAGTAATGCTGCGTGGGTGGCAACAAGTGCGACTATTGCAAGTGGAGTAACTGATCCTGCTGGTGGAACAACTGCATTTTCAATGACTGCAACTGCTGGAAACGCAACTTTATATCAAACATTAACATTAACTGCAACTGCCTACACAGAAAGTATTTGGATTCAGCGTGTAACAGGCACAGGCACGATTAACTTAACACTTGATGGTTCTACACTAAGCCCAGTAACAATCACAAGCTCATGGGCTAAATATACTTATACTGCTACACCATCAGCAGGTTCTAGAACTATTGGTATTCAGATTGTTACAAGTGGCGATGCAATCAATATTTATGGCTCACAATTAGAAAATAGAAGTAGTGCAACTGCAACTAATATTACAACTACCACAGCACTAACTAACTACATCCCTCAACTACTAACAGCACCTATTAACGCACCTAGATTTGATTTTAATCCTGTAACAGGGGAAAGTTTAGGCTTATTGATTGAACAGAGTAGTACTAATTTACTGACTTATTCGGCTGATTTTAGTAATTCCGTATATATAAAAAGAAGTGGTGCAACTGTAAATACAACAGCAAATATTGCACCTGATGGGACTCAAACTGCAAATTTAGTAACAAGCACAGGAGCAGGGTTTTTTTATTTAAGTTCAATACCCTCAGCAGTAAATGGTGTTTCTGCTACTTGGACTTTTTATGCAAAACCGTATGGTGCAAGTGCAACTGTACGTATGAGTCACGCAGGAACAGGTACAGGAATCACATTTAATTTTTCTACAAAAACATTCACTTTTTCTGTAGGATATACAAGTTCTTACACTTCAATAGGAAATGGGTGGTATAGAATTATTGCAACTTCAAGTGCTGAAAGTTCTGCTTATTACATGGAATGGTTTTTTGATAATAACAATGGTGGTTATTTATGGGGATTTCAACTAGAAGCCCTCGCATTTCCTACCTCCTATATCCCCACTACTTCTGCCCAAGTAACTAGGGCTGCGGATATTCCACCTTTACCAGTAAGTACATGGTATAGCACAACTCAAGGAACTTGGGTTGCTCAAGTAAACATGCTGTATACAGGTGGAACACCAAGAATTGTGGGGGCAACTCCATCTTCTAAAGCACCAATAGAGATTTCAAGCCAAGCTGCGGCTATGTTTGACAATGTTTTTGGTGTATCAACTGCTAACACCATTACCGCAAATACAACTCAAAAAATAGCAGCCGCATGGACTGGCACAACGGGTCAAGTTTGCTTAAATGGTGGAACGGTAGCATCGGGAAGTCAATTAAATGGTTATGCGAATTTATCTATTATTGGAATAGGTTACAACTCAACATCAAATGATAATTTTATTAATGGCAGAATTGCAAAAATAACTTATTACCCAACCGCATTAACCTCCGCTCAACTTCAAGCCCTTACAACATAATATGCAAGATTTATGCCTATCTTTTACCGATGAAGCCCAATCGTTACCAATCCTTTATACGATTGTGCCTGATAGTTCTGAAATGATTCCTAATTACCAAAATATTAGTGTAATTGGGGTTGTTTATGAAAGACCGCCAATACCACCACCCCCTGACTATGTTCCTGTACCGTTTCCAACACCTAATTGGGGTGTTAATATTCGGTTATTAGATGATGAAGACATCACTCCTTTACAACTTTACATCGTTGATGTTGTAGATCCAATAAGAGTTTGGGCATAAAATGTTGCCAATAAATTCCCTTTCCCCACCCCAAAAAAAAATGGAAAATCCAAGAGATTCATCGGTGGAAAAA